TCGTAGTCCACCTTGCCTTGGTTGTCCTTGATGTGGTCGCGCAGGGTGCCCAGCACGTCGCGCTGCCATTTGCGCGGCCCTTTGAAGTGTTCCAGCGGCGTACCCGGCTCACCCCACGGGTAGGTCAGCAGCACAAACGCCAGCGGGTCATCCTTGATCGTCGGCGACCACAGCCGACTCATCAATTCCATTTCCTCGGCTGCTGAGTAGATTGGCTGCTGCATAGTGGGTGTTGTCCTTTAACGGCGTCAGTTCGGTGTACAGGCCCTCGATGACGCGCGACTGCGCCCGCTCTAGTGCGCCGGTGATGCTGATCTGCTGGTCGATGTTCACGTCGATCTGCTGCTTGGCCACCCAGCCGTGCTGATGCTTGAGGATGTCGAGCGCAGCCCTGGCGTCGCCGTTGGCGGCGGCGTTGAACATCGTCTTGGCGGCGGACAGTTCGCCGTCAGCGCGGCCCTTCATCTCAGCGACCTCGACCAGCGGGTCAAACTCAGACAGGCGCCGGAACTGCTTCGGCGTCAGCCCGGCGGCCAACGCCAGACTGTCGCCTTTTAGACCATAGCGCGCGGCTTCGTAGATCGCCTCCAAGCGCGCCTCGGTGGCTTCTGGGCGTTCGGGTGCGAACGGCAGGGAATAGAAGGTCATGGTGCCATAATAGATGACGCGGGTGGCGCGGGCAAGGCTGCACTAAACTGTGTTGACATATTCAACGTAACTCTAGCGCGGGGAACTGCGCGTACATCTCTTTGCGGATGTCCAACGCTTTTTCAAACGTAGGTGCCCGCCGGCGATAGCGTACACCATAGACTACCATCTCTACCCGAAAGCCTTTGGCGTCTTGCCAAATGTTGCGAGTGTCGCGGTTGCGGGTCGCATAATCAATGTTCTGGCATACGGTAGCTAGACGCAGGTTGCTTATGCGGTTGTCTGTTTTGTCGCCGTTTATGTGGTCTATGGTCATGCCTTCTGGCGGGTGCGTTCCGTGAACCCATAACCACACCAACCTGTGTACGCGGTACTCACGCCCGCGCACGCTCGTCCGTAAATATCCTTTTTGCGATAGACTGCCGGTAGGGCGCCCATCGCGCCGGCGGCACTCACCGGTTTTAGGATCAATAAAAAATAATTTTTTGAGTTCGGTTTGCGAGAGAAGTTTCATGCTTGACGGATACCACAGTGGGTGGGGGCCGGCAACAAAAATCAAAAAATAATTTTGTTCACGGGAGGTGCCCGTGACAGTCACCCGCGCGCCGGCCCCTGGGGGGTGGGGGTGCAAGCTCCAGACACAGCCTGCGGCTACATGTCGCAGCAATCTGGCGCGGTCATTTCCCCGGCTTGGCGGTTTGGGCGCCGACAATCCAATCGCCTGGCGCGCCAGCTTGCGTGGCCATTTTGCTGTTAGGCGGTTTAGGTTTTGTTTTTTGGTTGGCCCAACATGAACAGGATTGCGTGACAATCTGACAATCCGGGCGAACCTGGCGCGAACCTGGGCGTTTCTAGTCATTTCTAGGCAAACGGGCTGACAAGGCTTTTCGCCTGCAATGCCATAGGGTTAAGCCAAAAAGGGGGTAATTTCTAGGCTATCTGGGCGAGGTGTGGCATCGCGCCAGAAACGGCGGGCTGGGAGCGCAGCTCTCCACGCGCCAGCGTTACTACGGTACTATAATACCATATATATCTCTTAAGGGTAGTAACTATAACCAACCTAAATAGCCTAACTCCCCATATCCCCTTGGATTGCCACGCAAAATGCCTTGGCGGATTGCCCCCATCTGACAGCCTAACAGCCACAATCCTTGGCAATCCATGCTAACATTACAAATTCGTAAGGATGCAGAAAAATGTGTTGCAGGGTTGGCCGGCGTTGATATGATGGGCGCATCAACACGAAACGAAAGGGACACGACATGAACGCCTTCAAGATTCGCCACATCCCAGCAGCCACGTTCCCCGCGCACTACGGGGCCAACGCGCCGCTGGTCAGCATCGATGAGCATTTCGACTTGGCACTGGTGTGCAGTCGCGGGCTGCGCTGGGACGGCGGCGAATACCCCACGCACGATGCGGCTGTCGCCGCTGGCCTCGCCCGCACCACCCGCAACCGCTGACAGGAGCCTAAGACATGACACCGCTGCAATCAGACGCTCTCGCCATGCTGGCGCTGTTCATCTGCATCGCCGTGCTGGCCATCATCTGACACCACACCACACAATCAACTACACGAAAGGAAACGACACCATGACAACCGTTCCCGAACTTTGCGCACGCTGCAATAGCTGGATAATCGTCGACGATGGCACGCCTGTCATTGAGACATGGAGCCGCGACTATGTCGACACGATCGCCAGCCGCAACACGCCAGGCGTTGCCATCTATACATCCCTGCAATGGTTGCAGCGTTTCAACGCAAGCGTTGCCGCCTGACAATCCGCAACGCAACGACAGGAATCGACACTATGATAGCGCCCATATTGAACGTGAACGGGTCAAGCCTAACCGATTTGACCTACCCGCGCCTTGACGCGCGCGATGCCTTGCAAGCCGCTATCGCGGCGCTGTTACGGGTAACGCCCAATGCCTGCGACTACCCCGGCGACATTGAACGGTGCCAAGCCGACCGTGTGGCGCACTTTGAGCGTATTGGCCGGCTTGAATACATGGCCAGCGAATTGATGGACGAAGCCGTCGCTATCAAAAAACAAATTGAGGGAAGGTAAACTATGAACCAGACAGCCGAACAAATAGCCGAACGTGCCATCGCCACGCATGGCCCTGCCAATGCCGCCCGCATCTACCGCGAGGCAGAGGCAGCGCACTACAGCGAGGCGCAATGGTGCGACAGCGCCAGCGACGAACGCCGCAAAGAGCAACTAGCCGAAGGATATGGCCGCATAGCCGCCATCATAGAGCAACTGACAGGAAAGGAACCGACACCATGAAACTGAACGATAGAAACTACCTTCGCACCCTGCCTACGCTGGCGCTGCTAGATGCTGCAAAGCATGACAGCGAATTGGCCCTTGTGCTGGCTGAACGGCTAACCGAGGCTCAGGCCGACATTGCCAAGCTGTGGCGCCAGTGGGATGCCAAGCTGGCCAGTCAGTACGACGACTGAGCATGGCCGGCCTGTGCATCGCGCTGGCGCTCTTGGCGCTGGCCCTACTAATCGAGGATGATAGATAATGAACAGCACATCACCGCGCTTGGAGCGCGACATACTGCAAGATGCCGCTTCCGCCATTGCAGAGCATGACAGGCTGCACAGCGCCACCCGCGCCTTAGATGAGCGCATCGCGGCCCTGTGCCGCGAATACGGCGACTGTACCCGGCGCTGGGGTTATGCACCGCTCCATCTGCGCCGGGCTGTAGAGGCTAGGGGGCTGTTGGCATGACGCGCCGGGCTATCATCCACAATCGCGTGTTCTGGTGGCTGTACGAGGATGGGCGCAAGGAACGCATCTACGCGAACGAACGCATCCGCGCCCACCTGTCGCAAGTGGCGTCTGTTGACGCGCGCATGGCCAAGGAGACGGCCCCCAAGGGCCGGACGAACCACCCGCCCAGGCCGCCAGGCACCGCGCCCACGCTGCCAGCCGCGGATCGTGACATCAGCGACAAGACACTAACAGAGCTTGCCCACATGTACGGCTGGGGGAGCGTGTACCGGTTCAGCGAGGCGCTGCGGAAGCATCGCCGGCCCGTCTATGAACAGGCGCGCGCCAACGGCAACGCCAGGTCAGCCGCTAACTTGAACCGGGAGCAACAAGCATGATCACGATTGATCCATCTACCGGGCGCGAATTTGGCGATCACGGCACAGGTTCCGACGCCATTGAATACGCACTGTTCTACATCGAAGACGACGGTGAGAAGATTGATTTTCTCACTGAATGGATGGTCGGCGGCGCGCAGGACGAATGGCCTGAGTTTTATAAATGGCTCAAGAAGGAGGGCCGCTGACATGACCACGATCACGCAGGAGGCCGCGATGCGGGATGAACGATGACCGTTGCACCCAAAAGTTTGACGTGCCATACAACCCACCCAAACAAAGGAAACGACAATGCAACACAGTAAGATCGTCGGCGGATCAACCGCCAAGCGCGTCATCGCCTGCCCAGGCAGCGTGGCGCTGGTGGACAAGATGCCACCGCAGCCAAGCAGCAGCTACGCCAACGAAGGCACATTGCTGCATGACACCATCGCGGACGTGCTGGACAAGAACAAGCCGCCAGAGTTCTATCTGGGGCGCACCCATGAGGGCATTACGCTGGATGAAGACCTGATCGAGCGCAAGCTGCGCCCGGCGCTGGCCGCGCTGGATGAGATCGATCCCGAAGGGAGGATGGAATATGCTGTCGAAAGCCGGGTGGGTTTTGGGGATTATCTGCCTGACGTTTTTGGTAGTACTGATTTTCTGGGCCGCATTGGTTGGCGCGCTGTTGTGCTGGATTGGAAATTCGGCGACGGCATTCCTGTGGCGGCAGAAGAAAACGCGCAACTGATGTTCTACGCCGCCGCTGCCATGCGGACGGACACAACCAAGTGGGTGTTCGAGGGCGTGGAGGAAGTTGAACTGATCATCGTGCAGCCGCCCAGCGTCAAGCGGTGGGTGACCACGGTAGAGCGCATCAAGGCGTTCGAAGCTGACCTGAAGGCCGCCGTCACTCGCGCGCTGAAGCCTGACGCCCCGCTGAAGGCGGGCGACCACTGTAAGTGGTGCGCTGCCAAGCCTGTCTGTCCGGTGATGACCGGCGCCGTGGATCGCCTGCTGGCGACCAAGCTGGATGCGCTGCCGGTGGATCAGATCGCGCACTATCTGGATCAGGTGCCGCTGGTGGAAGATTTCATCTCTGGCCTGCGGGCGCTGGCGGAACAGATGCTGACCGAGGGCAAGCCGGTGGGCGACTGGAAGCTGGTGCCGAAGCGGGCGACCCGCCAGTGGGCCGACGAAGATAAGGCTGTGGCCTTCCTGACAAGCGCGGGGGTTGAAGCTTGGGGCGAACCGAAGGCCATCACGCCAGCGGTGGCCGACAAGGCGCTGAAGAAGATGAAGATCGAATTGCCGGCTGACCTAGTGGTCGCCGTCTCCACGGGTAACACTCTGGCACCGGGGAATGACCCCCGGCCCGCGGTGTTGCAAATCGGCCACACTCTTAAAAAAGCGATGGCCAAAATCCAGTAAGGGAACACGATAATGTCGAATGAACTCTCCAAGTTTGGCGGCTCCAATCTGCCGTCTGTTAAGTCTCTGGCTTCCGCGCTGCGCTCCATCGAATCGTCGGCTGGTGCTGGCGGCATGGCCATCCTCAAGATGGACAAAACCGGCCATTGGGTCTTCGGTGCCGATCAGACCGAGGTTGAGGACGACAGCCTGTGGGCCGTCAATC